CGATCGCACCGAAACCATCGTGGTCGGCAGGGTCAAACTGACGGATGACGTGACCATCGAGATCAACGTATCCACCAGTGAACTGCTTCGCACCTTCACCTTCAGCGGCGGCGGCGGCGTTCAAGGCGGCCAGATATTTCGATTCGCTCTTGAGGGAAAGCAAGCCTTCGCCTGTGGAAACGATAACGAACTTCTGGATCTTGTTCTTGCCAACTTGGCCGATGGTCGCAGGGCGAGCCCCACGAGTGCGGAGTTGCTGACCAGCGGCGATCAAGCCGTCATAGGAGAGGGTATCGGTATGCGACAGCGCATTGATCGAGGCCTTTCCGTTAGCCTGGTAGTAGTTTTTCGCAGTACCCCTGTGGAGGAACAGCTTCTGGAGTCGTTCGGTTTTCATCCGTCCGAGCCAGTTGCCGAGCATCACAGGAACATTGCTCTTCAATTCGCTGGCGAGAGCAGTTTTCTCCTCGAGCCGACGATTGTAAGAGACAGCGTGACGCAAGAAATCCACAGTCAGATTATAAGATCCGACTCGGAAGTCTTCCGTGTTGTCTTGGATTAAGGTTTCACCCTGCACGCCTTCGCCGTAGAGTTGAGCCATGGTGCGGAACGTAATTTTCGTCCCCGCCCCCTTGCTCAAGTCACGGACCGACATGACTGGGTAGCTTTCTGAGGGGCCTTCGAATTGCTGGAAGAAATTCTCCGCAGCCTCCGAAAGTTGAACCCCTTTCTTCCAAAGTTCGGGTAGAAAATTGGAAGCTTGTGACGAGATTGCACTCGTCGAATTGTTTTCAGGAATTAAAAGGGTAGCCATTTTAATATCCTCCTATTCTGTTGGGTTTGTAAGCCTCGCCCTAAAGTTTTGCCATCAAGAGCTGATACGCCTCTAGGTCGTCCAGTTTGTCGGCTAAATCTCTAGCATTAAGCGGGGCTTGTGGAGTTGTGCGGGCGTTACCGCTCGCGGGTTGAATAGACGGAGCCTTGCGGGCGACACTTGGCGAGGGTGCTTTTGCACTAGGGTTGCGAGGTGCAATCCCAAGCTCATTAGCGGCCATCTGTGTCAGCTTGAAGGGCATCGAAGGGTCTTTTACTAGGGGATTCCCTGTATCGACCATCGTGTCGAAGATCTCATTCATCTTCTTAACAAGGGCTGAATCGGCTTTGCCCGCATCGGGATAAAACTCCACGGCACGAGCCTTTGCTTCTTCGATTCCCTTGGCACGTTGCGTCTGCTGAACAGATTCGCGTTCGGTAGCCATTTTTTCAGACTTCCGAAGTTCTTTGTTCAGTTTCAGCATTTCGACTTCAAGCTCGGCAACCTTGTCGAATTCAAGATTCTTAAAAGCGGCGGCTTTCGCCTGCGCTACTTCGTCGATCTTGGTTTCGATGTCGGCGGGAGCAACAAACTGCTCCTCTTGTGCCTTGGCGGGTTCCGCCTCACCTTTGACCATAGCCATAGCCTGTTCAAGGGTGAGGTCTGGATTCCTAGCCCGAATCTTGAGAGCTTTGCGTTCAGTCTCAGACCAGCTTCCGATCCGCACCCTTTCGGGGAGTTCGGCTTCTGATTCTTGAGTCTCGTCCTCGGCCTTAGTTTCGGTTGCAACTTCCTCGACCGCAGGGGCTTGTTCAGCCGCAGGCTCTTCCTTGGGAGCCTCTGGAGTCGGGGCGGGTTCTGCCGATTCTTTTAGACCTTGGACGAGTTCGTGATAAGCACGCTCATCAAGTGTCGCCACACCAGTTTCCGTCCGTGCAGTAACTTGTGGTTCTGCACCCGTTGTTTGAGGGGTTTGCTCGGCTTGCGCCAGAGTATTATTTTCGCTCATTAGATAAGCCAAAAGACTCAGAGCGAGAACGGAAGAGATTTGTTAGTGGATGCGACGCATAGTGATAGAGGAGGTTGCTGAATAGGATCCTTGGCGGATTAGTTGAGGATGAGCAAACCCAAATCCCTTGGCCCTCTTGGGGTTAGTCCAGCGTCTGGGTACGGATTCGTTATGGGTTCGGGTGGGGCAAGATTCTTTGGTGAGGGGATTATCAACCCCAAGTCCTATGCTTGGCACGCCTTTTTCCAGATCAGACCAGGACGTTTCTCCAATGGAGTAATGTCAAAATACTACGTCGGCCCAGTAGGATCATTTATTCACGGAACTACAGTAGAGGTAGAGGGACTTGACGAGGAGCTAACACCCGCAGGAGCCAAGACTTTTGTGTATATTGAGTGTGAAGTAACCGATGGCGTTATAGATTCCGCCGAAATAAAGGGATATAGCACAGTTAAGCCATTGTTTGAGCCAGAGGAAGAACTGGCAAAGCAGACTAAGGTTCGCCATTTCCTTGGCCTTGTCGTAAAGCAGAGGCCATTCCCGAAGTTTGGTCGTAATCTAACATACCCCATTGTTCAAAGCTCATTCTCTGTTCCGATTGTTGTCCCTGCTTGTGTGAATGGCTTCCGTGGCGTCCTCATCACTACGACATGAAGGGTAGGCACACAGCTTTTCAGAGATTTGGTAGCGGTAGCCACAATCCGTTTGGGTCTGTACTAAACAAATACTTTCTTACCGAAGATACTGTAAGAAAAAACAACATATACGAAAAGACTGCCGATGGCCATAGGGGCGACGAACCCGATCTAGGCGAAGAAGTCTATGGATGCCTTGCCAAAGGAATCAACACACAAGGTCACCTTGAGTATGACTATGATGACATGACCAAGGAAAGAAAGACGAGAAAGGATGTGAAGCAGTATGTCATTGGATCAGAGGGTTCTATTTTGAGAGAATGGGAGGACAAAAATAAAAAGAGCCATGAAGACAGCTCGCTTGTACCGCAAGAGAGTATTCCATTAAATGTAATCTCGAAATATCCGATAAAGTTCTCCATCGATGCTGTTGATGAAGACGATGAACGCATAGTTACAAAGATTGATGTTCCCCCTAGCGCGGGGTTCTCGGGGCCGTTTGTTTACAGGCCAAAGAAGTTCCCGTCTGGTTTTACTCCTTCCATCATCAAGGAAGACTGCATCCTTAATCATAGTCCAGCATCAAGCGTATCAATTCCAGCAGACGTAGCTCACAAGATAATAAACTGCACAAAGGAAATAAAGTTTACTGGCGCTTTAGATCATTCCATAGAAGCTCAAAACAAAAAGTGTTCTGGAGAAACATCGCAGACAGTAAAGCAGACATACTACCTTCCACTTTACTGTCCAGGCGGCTCGCCTGTTAAGAAAACTAGAACAGCTTCTTACACTTGTACTTCATCGTCAGAAAAGACGACAATTCGTCTTAAGGGTTCTGTTGGTGGGACAATGAGTCGATATAATCTATTGACTTCACTTTGGGAAGAAGAGCCAGTCAAACTAGACTTGTCGCCAAACTTTTATCAAGGGAGCAATGCACAAAAAGCAAACAACTTCTTTGTGCGAACAGGGCTTGAATGCGGTTGCGAAGATAGCGGACTATGCCCAGATCCACTCGATTACTTAAAGGCTAAGATGCTTGGCGAAAGAGAAAAAGTAACAAAGCTTGAGGCTGGATGTGCAGTAACGACCCCTCTTGATCTTGATATTATAAGACGGGATCAAGAGGAAAACTTGCTACTTAAGAAGCTTGGGAACGATTTGTGTGACGAGGGCGGATTTATTGTAAAGGATTTAATACAAGCCCCCCCCAATTTATTTTTACCCAACTTTTTTGGTGAAAAGCCTCCTCTCTTGTCAAAAACAAGTAATTTCACTTCTGGGCCTGCTCTTATCGCTAGATATAGCGCAGGGTTAGCGGAATACGTTGGGGTTGAATCAGATGAACTACTATTTGAGCCGAAAAGTTGCTCAAATACTCAGTTAGAGTCATTTAGACGCCCAAAAGGCGGTCCGATCCCAACAGGGCTGAATGTAACCATGACTGGGGGTTGCCCCAATGGTCTTGCGAATTTTGGTACAGCCGATTCTGACGGAATAAGACTATATGACGCAACGGATCGCCAGAGGGCAATCCTTCAATGGGTGGATCAAGATGAAACAGGTTGCGCTCCTTGCTCTGTGTACGGAGATCAAGGAACGTACAAGCTGACTTGTATTGCTGAGAAGCAATGCTACGAAAAAGAAGATTGCAGTGACGTAAGCGACCTAACCAAATGTCCCCCAATTCCGCATCCAAGCGGATCTGACTTATCGGATGTAACAAGTAAATGCAGTAGTCCTTTTTATTATGCTCTCACGATCGGGAGATATGCTCAGACGGCGAAAGCTCCGTTTACTTTCCAAGGGTTAAGGTATCTAGAGGAATCTCCAATTCCGCTTGATGTTAACATAAAAAATACAGACGCTCAAGATCTCTGCATTTCCTTCATATTTATGGGGTCGGGGGATGAAAGTCCTTACTCGTCAAGCTGGCATAGCGGAACCACACCACAATTTCCGCAAGCTGGACTTGGATACCGAATTACGGATCCTGCAAATCTAAGCCCAATATCGACGTGCAAGACATGGCACGAGAACCTAGATGCAGCGAATGGATACAAGAAATCCGTAGACCAAGTCGGAACGCTAACGCTTAAATCTGGCGATTGGTCTACTGCTATTCCGCTTTGGACTACAAATTATTCTAGAAATGCTACGTCATGCGAAGGCGAGACCGTTAGTGGAATCGGCGAGCATCGGAATTGGGTATTTGGCTGCACAAGAACCACTAGAGCCCAATGTACTGATGATTGCGATTGCTGTGCGGTTTATAATGCTTTTGTCCCGCTCGAAAATGGTTGCGGAACAATGATTAAGGAAGATCCTTGTAATTTACCAGTACCTTGCGAGCCGTTAATCTGCGCCTACTCCTATTCAAGCTCTTTTACTGGAACAGAAGATTGCCCACAATCTGCTAATTGTAACGGATGCGAAGATTGCAAAAGTTGTTCTGGTAATTGTGATCTCTGTGCGTGTTGCGGGTGTAACTGCGACTGCGATCCTGGTCCAGAAGGGCATGAAAACCCATGCGACGAAAGGCAGCCAACACCTCCTACAACTTATTCTGGTGCAGGAAAAATGGGATGCTACGGCTCTGCCCAAGAGGAGCAAATTATTAAAACAAGCTTTGATGTTACGCTCGAATTTCTTCCTTTCACAGAGCTTGGAGGTGTTAAACAAAAATGAATATAACTAACGATGGAATCGTTTTGGAAGCAGGCCTTATGTCTATTGAGATAGACAGGCGGATCTATAAGATAGATTCAGAAGCGAATGACCCATTATTGCACGAGCTTGCCCACAGCAAGACACTTCGATACGAAAGCGATACTCGGAGCGTCTATTTCTACAAAACCATCTCGGAGGATGACTGGAAGAATCTGTCTCCATTCGTTAGAAGGGGAATGATTGGGAAGTGTTATCAGAATAATGCCATTAACATTCAGCGATGTGTAGGTGATGGCTGGGTTTGTGCAGTTGATAGCGAAATCTTGCCATCTCCCAGAGAAGTTTTGGCCCTGTTCTTTAAGCCACCTTCGCCAGTTCAACAGCTCAAGACTTTGTCGGCGGCTTTCGTGAAAGCAATTAACACGAATACGCTGACAACTCATGTGAAGCCCGAAACCTTCTCAGCGAGAAAATCTATTTGTATGTCGTGTGAATACTACGATCCGACGGCTTTTCTAGGAACTGGGCGGTGTCGTGTGTGTGGATGCGGTGAGGCGAAACTACGAATGCCATCGCAGAGTTGTCCAAAGGAAAAGTGGGGCGTGGAATGATCGTTGTAATGCAAATATGGGAAGGCGACAAAGATCTGGCTGTCGAGACAGCTAGGACAATAAGGGAAAAACTGCCAAACTCTAAAATAGGTATTCTTGCGAATGCTTGCCAGCATCCAAAAGACATTGAGCAGTATGTAGACCTTATCCATAAAACTAAAGAAGACCTACACTTGGCTGGAGGAATTGCGCTTCACGAATTGCTGGTTCTTGGATTAAGGATGAGTGGGACATATATTCTGAAAGTAGAGCCAGATTGCATATTTGGTGTTCCAGCCGAAAACCTTGAGGAGACTCTGCTAAACATGCCAGCGGGCATTCACGGATATCATAATGTTCTTGGTTCTGCGGACTCCGTGGAGACCAAGCAGGGGTACTTTGGATTAGATCGGGCTACGGCACGAAGGATTGTGGACGAGGGGATATTGCTAAGTCCTTCTATCTTGAATCCAGACAAGCAATTTCAGCTCAAAAGAAAAAGGTTTGTGGCTAGAAATGGGCAAGGCGCACACTCTTGGCCGTTAGCCTTGGTTTGCAACAAGCTAAAGATCAAGCATTACGACTCTCCAGAGCTACGCAACTTCATAACCCACCCTCCGATTAAAAGTGTTTTTAAGGATGATCTGAAGTCCCAGTTAATGCGACTAGACAAATCCGAGCTTCGTGGAGAGATTATTGCATCTTCACCAGAAGAAATAGGGCTTTCGATTGCTACTGATTTTGTAAGCAGAATATGGGGGCCTTCTGGCATATCAATCTCTCAAAAGTACGACCCTAATAATCGAAGCTATATCGGTAACTTCTTGGAATCTGATGGGGTGCTAAAACACTCTTCCCCTGCCTACACGGATATAGCCTCGGCAAATAAAGTGATTAGAACTGGAGTGTTTTCCCATAGAATTATGAATTGCAAGCCGATTGACGAAAATGGGGTAGCCATGGTTGTTCTTGATGTTGATCGGCGGATCGAGGATTGCGATGCCTCCGTTGTTTCCACGTCTTTCGATCACTCCCAGATATTCTTTATGATGAAAGATCCGCTATCTGACGAGTTGGCGGAGGCGCTCATTAAGGAGGCCTCTTTTGCGGATAAGAAGGGGTCTAGGCTTATGACGTTCCTTGTCGGAGTAAGAATTGCAGGGACAGCTTCTTATGAGGAAGTTTGCCTCCAGAACCAACACTCAGACAAATGCACCGCCCATAAGGTTTTGGCCGACGACAAGGTTCGTCTAGTTAAGTTCGTGGATAAATTCTTTACTTACGACGAGGCTCTGGCCGTGATTCGTGGCCTTGCAGAATCCTATAAAGTGCGGCCTCCTGTGACGGAACCAGAGCCAGCACTTCCTTAACTGCCATATAGGCTGAGTGCCTGTTTTGACGCTCTTCTGGGGTAATTCCAGCCTCTAAAACCGCTTCTTTAAGACCTTCCAGATGCCTTGAGAGGGCAGGGAGATACCACTCGTTATAACCAGAATTGTCTTTTAACCGCTCTATGAGTGCCAGTTGGCTGGCTGGATCGCTCATGCGGGTGTCGGATTACCGCCAGCTAGGCCAGCGTCAACAGGGACACTTTTCGTTCCACCAACGCTAGGCGGAGGTGAGCCAGGGGATCCAGCTTGGCCGAATACTCGTCCGTCTGGAGTCATCCCATTCTGTGTGGGAGGCGGGGCAAAGGGCTGAATGATCGACTCTGCATCCACGATCCCAAGGGCTTTGAGGCTCTGGTTGTAGAACAGGGCGACCTTCTGCTGAACTTCTGGGGGCAATCCATAGAACTGGGTGACAAGACCCGCCGCTTGAGCGTTGCTTTGTAGCTGTTGCTCTCCGTGATAGCGGGTCAGTAGAAGGCGGATATTGATGTTAATATCAGCAATTTCTTCTGGGGTGATCGTCACAAGTTGGAGTGCATCGCCTTCCAAGTAGTTGAACATTTCCTTTTTGTTCATGTTGTCCAGCAAGATCAACACAAGCCGATTGACCACTTGAGACAGGGCTGGCTCTAGCGACATTAGGTACTGCGAGAACATTTCGTTGCCCGCTTGGTCAATGCTTCGGATGCCAGTAGCGAGTTTGCTCGATGGCAAACCAGAGAACTCTTGGTCTCCACCAGTCATCACACCCGACTCGAGTTGGACGAGCTGGGTAAAGTATTGGAGCATGAAATTGAGATCCTTTTCCTTGGACTCTGGGAGAGCCACATAGGTCAAAGCATCGGCGGCCGCAAAGCCTGGGCGAAGCGTATAAGTGCCTCCAGAATTCAGAATCAGATTGGGATTTGCCGACCCTTCAAAGGTCGCATCTGGTCGCCAGAAGGTGACTCGCCCGCTTGAGCTTTGGCTGAAATTGAGGCGGTTAATGGTCAGATCCATGAAGTCTTGTGAGGTCTTGAACTGCTCCACTCCGCCCATTCCGTACCAGCGTCCGTCCACAGGGTTCACTCGGACTACTGTGAAAGGCCTACGGCCATCGGAGGTCACATTAGCCACATACTCGTAGAAGATTGCCCGCTGATTGCGAACATCTAACAGAAGCATAATTTCCTCGGTGATTCCGTCTCCGTTCGCATCATACCGCAAGTAGCATTCCGCAATCTCCATCGTCGGGTTATTGAAGGTATTGTTTGGCTCGTAAGCCTCGCCACGCTCTGTTCTGGCCTGTTTAGCACCAGTCTTGGGGATCCCAGACTCGGTTGCAGACATACGGATCTGGTCAATCGCCGCTTGGATTCGGAGCATCTCCTCTTCGGGGGTCTCCTCGCTTTTCGACCCTTTCTTATTGTAGAGGTCGGCCAGCTCCATAATAGGGGCATCATAAAGATGAGCCACGAAGTCGGCATCATCCACCGATGTTGCGTTTAGAGGGCAGATAAAGTCTTGGTAGTAGACGGCCTCGGCAGTTGGCCCTTCGGAGATAATTGCCTTTCGGCTGATCGTTTGTTCGATGAACACAGGAACAGGGGGCTGAATCGTCGCCATATCCCGCCTCAAGATCATAATTGGCTCACCGATTTCGTTCTGGGCTGGGACAAAGCTGTCCTTGTCGGTGATGAAATCTCCGTCCGTTGCGAGGATTGGCTGGCCGTTTAGATCCACCAGAACCTTGGCGTTTCGCTGGTAAACTTGCTCTTTCTTAACGTGGGTTGTCTTGACCACGCATTCACCACGGACAAAGGCCAGTTGCAAAGCCATTGCCATCGCATCCTTAACCCCAAGCCTGTTGAACTTGTAGCGGGCATATCGCTCAACCTTGTCTGCGATGTCCCTGTCGGCCGCCCCTTCGGGCAGGGCAGAGAACCAAGGATCTGTTCCAAGGAAGTATTTCTGTGCCTTTGCGATCATTTGCCGAACGATACGGCGGGTGACAGGCACGATAAGATTGCTCTGCTCAAATATCCCGCCCATGACCGCTGGACGCCACGAGACATTGTTC